ACCTTTTGGGCGCCCTTTTGAAGGGGTATAAAGAAACCCATTTCAACTTCGACCAAGAACCACAAAAAATTATCCCATCAGGTTCTCTAAAGTTAGATATGTTTGTGAAAGTTAAGTCGGGCACCGTGATAAGAATCGGAGGCCCGCCAGAGGGGGGAAAAAGCTCACAGGCATTACTTTTTGCACAAAATTATATGGCCACTTTCCCGAAAAGTAAAACCATCTACATTAATGCCGAAGCAAAATTTGGTTCAGAAATTCAAGAAAGAACTGGATTAAAATACACAATGTCCGCTGATACCTGGGGTTATAACTCAGTTTTTATCTTTCAAACGAACGATTTTAACACCATTGCAAACACATTAAAATCCCTTCTTATTTCTATGCACGAACAAGGAGAACATCTTTGCATTATCATTGACAGCGTGGATATGTTAAAACTCACTGAATCAAATGACAAAAAGATTGGTGAAAATAAAAGGCCCGCTGGTGTAAATTGGCTTACTAAAGAAATGTTCCGCCAACTTGGGCAGGAAATTCAAGGATATAATGCGTTTTTAATTATGATTACGCAATATGCAGCCGTATTCAAATTAGATCAGTATAGCCCAGACGCCCCGCATATGATGGACGGCAATAATACTCATGCCCTTAACCATTTGGCCTCATACGGTTTTTATTACAGACAACGCTCTCGCACCAGTCTTATTCTGGAAAATCCAGAAGATAAAAAACCCGATCCAGTTAAGAATAAAATCCTCGGAGTTATCGCAACCGTTGATATTAAAAAGTCTGCGTCAGACGATACTGGATTAACAATTGAAGTTCCTATCAAAAAGGGCAAGACTGGAAACTGTGTATGGGTTGAAAAGGAAATTTTTGATGTCTGCTTTATGAATAGTTTGATTAAGCAGAGCGGGGCTTGGATTGAATTTTCTGATGTTATTAAGAACATGGCCACCGAGGATAAGATTGACTTAAAGGTTAAGCATCAAGGTATCGGTCAATTCTCTGATTATTTCGAGCAAAATCCAGAAATCACAAAATGGATTGTAAATAAGTTAAGAGATACGATTGGATAATATGGCCACGTTCACTAATAAATTCGCCTCAATTAAACAAGACTGGACAACCCCAAAGTCTTTGTTTAATAAATTAAATGAAGAATTTAAGTTTGAATGGGATTTGGCTGCAGACGCCCAAAACGCTTTATGTAAAAAATTCTATTCAAAAGAAAATAATGGACTCAATCAAAAATGGGATGGGGTTTGCTGGTTAAATCCACCATACGGAGACAAGACCTCTAAAATGGTTAATTGGATAGAGAAGGCATATAATGATTGTCAAATTAATACAAATTTAACAGTTGTTATGCTTATACCAGCGAGGACCAACACTCGATGGTTTGCTAAGTTTTGTATGAAAGCGGCAGAGGTGAGATTTGTCTGTGGACGCCCCAAGTTTGGAGATAGCAAACACGGATTGCCGCAACCTTTAATTTTATTAGTTTTTAAGAAAACCAACGAAACTAAATTTAGTAGTTTTTATTTATAATATGAGGTATATTGGATACCAACATTAGAAAAATATATATTTTCACTGGTTGAAAATGTTGTGTAATTATATTTATGGAACACAGTAGTTTTACATCGAAGCAAATAAATGAAATTAGAAATTTTCACATAAACGAGAGAAAATCTCTTTTTTATATATCTAAATATTTTAAATGCCACGAACAAACAATTAGAAAAGTTTGCGTTGCAAATAACATAACCGTAAAACATGGCCTCGATTTGAAGTTTACAAACGATGATTTAAGATTGATAATTGACGACTATTTGGTATATAAAAGCATATCTTTCTTGTCAAAAAAATATAATTTGGGGCCGAATTCTATCAGAAAAATTCTTATTAAAAATAACATCCAACTCCTTAGAAAAGGGTTTAATATTAGTTTTCCCCCTGAAATAGAAGTCAAAATATGTGAAAATTATAAGACTGGCCAGACAATTAAACAAATAACTAAAGCATATAAAATTTCTTATACTAACTTACAATCTATTTTTAAAAAATACAATTTAATAACAAGGTTTACTCCGAAAAATAAAATAAACCAAAATTATTTTAAAAAAATAAATACTTTTTATAAAGCATATTTTTTAGGATTAATTTCTGCGGACGGATGTTTATTAAAAAATAGAAAAAATGATATTCATCCAGCTAGATTTAGCATATCCCTACAAAGTCGAGACTCATATTTATTACAAAAACTATCTAATGAAATTGGTCTTTTAAAAAAATTAAGGTTAGTGAATAAACATGGGAAAAGACAGCATCAACACCGCATATCTTTTGCGGATAAGGAATTTTGTAGTAATTTAGTTAAAATGGGGTGCGGAAGTAATAAAAGTTTCACATTAGAGTTTCCCACAAAAGTTCCCAAAAACTTATTACACGCCTATATATTAGGGTTTTTTGATGGAGATGGAAGTATTACAGTTCACGAAAAACTTAAAAAAGGTAATTTTAATATTATTTGTCCCCCAAAATTTGCCATAACACTAAAACAGAATCTTTCTAAATTAAGTAATTCTGGAGGATGGATTTTAACTACTAAATGTCAAAATGGAATTTTATCGCAAGTTCGTTATAGTGGTAATTTACAATTACTTCATATTTTCCATTTTTTATATAGGTATTCTCCGTTTTTTCTTAAAAGAAAATATAATAAATTTTTAGATTTAATCAGGCTAAATCCCAAAAAATATATTGAATTTATGATTAAAATTGACCCATATTGGAAGATACTATACGAACAAACTAAAAATTATGAGAGTAATGACATTAAGTGGTAAATTAATTAATAAAGATGTGTCTAAATACAGGATTAATTGGGATAAACCGTGTAGGTCTATCATTCAATTTAAAACAAAACAATTTTTACGTCAATTCTGGGCTGGTCACGTCCTCTATGAAGAAATGCCATGTGCGGGAACACTACTTCACTTAGACCTCTTTAACGCAACTCTCGGCATTGCTGTTGAAACGAACGGGAAACAACATTCCGCCTTCAATCCATTCTTCCATAACAACGACCCAAACAGATATTTAAAAGGCTATAAAAACGATGTAAAGAAATCTGAATGGTTAGCAAAAAATGATTTTAAATTAATTGAAATTAACGAAGACGAAATAAATCTTTTATCTAAACAATTCTTTCTCGAAAAATTCAATCTGGCTCTATAATAAATTATAGTGTAATAATAAATATATGGAACCATCTATGAACAATGGAAGAATCCCTATGAGAGTGCTTAATAATTTAAATGAGCACACGGCTGGTGGCTTCACACTTTTTTACTTCAACTCTGAAACTGGCTTTCCAGAACACGTTACAACCCTTGACTCACCTTTGCACTATTTAGCCCTCCAGAAGTATATGACCGATTGGACAGACTCATTAAGGGATTTGAATATTGAAGCCACCAAAGCACAGATTATAGCACAGTCTCAAGAAGATGATAATGAAGAATAACCCTTGACTTTCAGGTAAAATCCATATAATATATGGTGTATGTCAAGTCTATCATCTCTTCAAGTCGAACGCCACTGCATCGGCGGCCTTATTCAATCCCCCCAAGTCTTCCCAGAAGTAGAAAGATTTTTGAGTGAAAAAGATTTCACTAATAAAATACATCAAGTAATTTTTTCTTCTATAAAATCATTTCTTCTTTCTAATAAACAATTAGATAAAATTCTTCTTGCTCAAGAAATTTCAAATTTAGGTATTAGTTTTGCGGATAATATAAATATTTTTGATTATATTGAAAGTGTATCCTTCGCCCAAATCACATACAAGGCAACTGTTGAGGCTTGTAAAGAGTTGGTTAAATTAAGAGTATTGAGGGATATTGATAAAGTTTGTGAAGATATTCAGAGACACGTTCAGAAATCGGTTTCTCAAGATTTAAACAGAACTATAGTGGAAGTAGATGCGCTTTATGGCGAGAAGACAAATATTTTAAATGATCAGATAGAGGAAGTTAGTATGTTCGATAATTTATGGGATTTGGCAAAAGAAACATCTAATAACCCACAAGAGGAAATCGGAATTAGCACCCCCTACCCAGAGTTTAACAGACTTTTCGGGGGGTTTAGGAATAAAAACCTATATATTATCGCAGCAAGAGCAAAGGCTGGTAAATCAAACTGGATAGATGAAACCGCCTATGGTATTAGCAACATGCATAAAATACCCTGCCTTATATTAGATACAGAACTCTCGACTCGTGAGGTGCAGTTCCGTTCGATGGCAGCAAGAACAGGGGTAAACCTTTGGTATCTTGAAACGGGACAATGGTCAAGAAATAAAGAATTATACGAGAAAGTCAATTCATCTTTAAAAGATATTTCAAAAAACTATAACGTCACTCATTTTGCGGTTGGTAATAAAAAGATAGAAGAAATTTTATCCATTGCTAGACGTTGGTATTTAAAGAAAGTTGGACGTGGGCAAAAATGCTTAATTTGTTTTGATTATCTTAAAATTGTTGAATTTACTGGAAATAAACAGGAGTATCAACTGATGGGCGACAAAGTAGATGCCCTTAAAAAATTGTCGGAAGAGTTAGACTGTCCCGTTTTGACAGCCGTTCAATCTAATCGCAGTGGAATAACAACAAATAGAGATGTATCTGAATTAGTGGATGACGAAAGTTCAATTGGTATTTCCGACCGTATTTCTTGGTATGCCTCGTTTGTGGCGATTCTAAGAAGAAAAGTCTCGGAGGAAATTATTCTGGACTCACTAGAATCAGGAACACATAAGATGATTCCCTTGGTGTCTAGGTGGCTTGGGCGTGATGCTAGTGGGCATAGTGATCTAATATTAAGGACGTTTCCTGATGGAAAAAAGAAATGGATTAAAAATTATATTAACTTTAATATAGAGAATTTTAAAGTTGAAGAAAAAGGTTCGCTTCGTGACTCAATAATACGACAGAATGCCTCATTTAAGGCTATTGATAAGAATACGAAAAACGACATCATTTTAGAATAATATGATAAATATTAAAGAATTACCCAAAACTCCAGCTATATATATGTTAATTTGTTTGATTAATAGTAAAATTTATATAGGGAAAACTAATAATTTAAAAAATAGAATTGGACAACATAAGCGCAGCAAGGATAATGTATTAATTAATTATGCTTTTAATAAATATGGGTGGGACAACTTCACTTTATTTATCCTACAAGATTATGACGATATACCAGATAATTTGGAACTTTTAGCGTTAGAAACGGCCTATATAGAATATTTTGACTCTTTAAATCGTAAGATTGGATATAATAGATGTTTATGCTCAACAGATGTAACTGGAACCAAACTAACAGAGGAACACAAGAAAAAATTATCTTTAGCCAAAATTGGAAAACCTCGTTCAGAAGAAACAAAAAGAAAAATTTCAGAAAATAATGTTCAGTTTTTTCTTGGCAAAACCCGTCCAGATATATCATTGTTATTTGGGAAGCCTGTTAAACAAATTGATAAAAAGACTAATAAAATTATTAAAATTTGGCCCTCGTTATCAGAAGTAGAAAGACAGTTGGGATTCGCCAATTCTAATTTATCTAAAGTTTGTAATGGAAAGTTAAAGTCGCTTGGGGGATTTAAATGGAGTTATGTCTAATAATATAAACAACATTAAAGAAATTCTAAACAAAATAGGCTATCTCCAACTTAAAGATTTAGGGACAGACTGGCAAACTAGACCCCTATTTAGGGACTCTGATAACGACACAGCATTAGTAATAAAAAAGGATTCAGGAATTTATTATGACTTTGTGGAAAGACGTGGGGGAAATTTTTCCGAACTTGTGCAAAGAACACTTCGCCTCCCAACATATCAAGATGCCGAAAAAATTCTCAAAGATAATAATTTTGAAGATGCCGAAATCAAATCTAATAAATACGAAAGTCACATCACAATGCAAAAGGTATTTCCAAAGCAAATGTTGCTAAAATTAATCCACGACAATTCTTATTGGAACAAAAGGGGTATCTCAAATGAAACTTTGGACATTTTTAAGGGCGGCATCACATTTAATGGACGTATGACGGGAAGATACGTTTTCCCCATCGAAAATTTAAAAAATGAACTTGTAGGTTTTGTGGGGCGAAAAATATATCAAGATAACGATTTTGTGCCTTGGAAAATTATTGGAAAAAAAAGCGAATGGATTTATCCAATACAATCTCACAAATATATTAGAGAAAAAAAGCAAGTAATTCTTGTAGAATCTATAGGCGATTTTTTATCATTATGTGAAGTGGGTGTAAAAAATATTTTGGTATTATTTGGAGTCAACCTTAGTCCCGCAATTATCAGTCTTTTGTTAAAATATGATGTGTCAAAAATTCATATTTGTTTAAATAATGATGAAGAAAAGAATTCAGTTGGCAACAATGCCGCCCAAGAAATAGCAGGAGAATTAACCTCTTATTTTGATAAGAGTCAAATAAACGTGGTTACTTTGAAATTCAAAGATTTCAATGAGTGGCTACTTGCCGATAAAAATGGATTAGAAAAGTTTTGTAAGGAAAATTTATGAAAATACAAACAGACGCAACATTTTATAAGGCAGACGATGGAGAGAATTATATACGAAGCTCGTCGCTAAAGACGTTTCAATCTTGTTCTTGGTTATATTATCAGGATTATGTCAATAAAGTTCCACAGATCAGTAATAAAGGAGCTCTTCAGGGTAATGTATGCCATTCTATATTTGAATGTTTATTAAACCCTAGACACAAATCTGTCTATAAGCAAATTATAAAACAAAAATCCGCCGCATTAGTCCCATCTATCAATAGACTTATCAAAAAACTTATTAAAAGAAATAGTCTTCCAGAAACGGACGAAATTTTTAATAAAATTGTAGATATGATCTGGGTTGGGTTGATAACGGATTTTTATGTCAAAGGTGGGGAAATTATAGGGAGAGAATATAGATTTAAAATACAAAACGAAATTCCTAAATATTCCATTTATGGGACAATTGATAAAATAGCTATTAAAGACAATTATATTATTATTGAAGATTTTAAATCATCTAAACTCCAATACTCTGGAGAGGATTTAAAAAGCAATACTCAGGCTCTTATGTATAGTTTGGCAGCTTCAAAACTTTGGCCAAAATACAAAAATAAAGTGAGATTTATTTTCTTGCAATATCCCGAAAATCCAATACAAGAACTTGAGTTTGATAAAAATACACTACTGGGTTTCGAGTATTTTTTGGAACATATCCAAAAACAAGTGGATTCATTTTCTGAAGAAGATGCTAAAAATAATTTTGCCGTTGATAAAGAAATTCCCAAAGATGGTGGGTTTGGAGGAAAAATACAATGCGGATTCGCAAAATATCCTGGGCAATTAAAGAAAAATGGGGACTTAATGTGGGCTTGTAGTTTTAAATTTAAAAGAGACTATTATGTTTTAATTAGGGATGGACGAGTAATACAGTCGGCTCATACAAAAGAAGAATTGGTTCTTGAAGATGGAGATTCAATAGAGGTCAGGACCTACCTTGGCTGTCCTAGATTTTTAAACGCCCTAGAGGGAATGAGTGTCCCTATAAAAAAGTATGACAATTTTTTTGATTTTTAAATTATTCTAAAAAATTATTCATAAATCTCTTGTGCTGCGTGGTTTCTGATTAAAGAAGTCAAGTTTCCTAAACTTTCACAAGAGACAAATTGAAAAATCATATCCACGCAATATATATTACATAAAAACCTTGACTTTATCTAAAAAATAGTATATTCTTATTTTATGTCAGTTTTTAGATTGTTTAAAACACATTACAGTTTGGGGAAATCGATTCTAACTTGCGATAAAGCAAAAGACTCAATTGAAGAGTATCCTCTATCAGTCTTTACTATAGCAAAGTATCATAAATTAGATAGCATTACTATTGTAGATGATTCTGTTAGTGGACTACTTGAACTTTCGCAAAACGCCGCTAAAGAAAAGATTAAACTTATTTTCGGCCTTCGTATAACAGTTACAGATGATGTCACTATTAAAAACGATGATAGTAGCACAAAACATTCCAAGTATGTTATTTTCTGTAAAAATCCAGAAGGATATAAAGACCTTATTAAAATTTCGTCTTTCGCCTCGACTGATGGATTTTATTATGAATCGAGGATTGATTGGCCAAATTTAAAAAGATTATGGAGTGCCAATCTTATTTTATCCGTGCCATTTTATGATTCGTTTCTTCACCTTAACACACTTGAGGGAAAAAGTCACGTTCCAGATTTTAGTTTTACTAAACCAGTGTTTATGATTGAGGATAACGAAATTCCATTTGATTATCTCATTAAAAACAAGGTTTTAAACTTTTGTGAAAAGAATGGGTTTGAGGCTTTAAACGCCCAAAGTATTTATTATTATAAATATGAAGATTTTAAGGCTTTTTGTTCTTTTAAATGCATCACTTCGAGAGGATTTTCAAAGAAATCAACCTGTGAAAGTCCAAATCTATCACATTTTTGTTCTGATACATTTTGTTTTGAAAATACTTTAGAAAAATAAGACTACTCAACGTAAGATATTACATACACACATACTATATTATGAACATTAAACATAAAAAATGGACAAAAGAAGAAGACAAGTGGCTCTCTGATAATTATTTTGAATTTGATTTGGATTTTTGCTCAAAACAACTTAATAGGACAAAAAATTCAATATCTCTCCGAGCGGTTAGAGTCTTAAATATGAGGCGCCCCATTATATGGACAAAAGAAAAAACGAAACTTCTTAAACAGTATTATGATAATAAAAGTTTATATGAAATGTCGGGACTTTTAAACATACCTATAGACACTATTATAGCGAAAGGAAATAAAATGGGTTTAAAACTATGTAGAGAATTTCGTGGACAAAGGAAAAGAAGGGATATTAATTTAAATGTGAATTTTTTTGAACAAATAGATAATTATGAAAAAGCCTATTTATTAGGGTGGATATGGAGTGATGGCTCAATATCTAATGGGGTATTAAGATTTTGTCTCTCTAAAAAAGATAAAGATGTATTATTTTATATAAAAAAAACATTAAATTCTCAAAATAAAATCTCTTACTATCAAAATAAAGGATTTGATTATGTAAGATTTGCGGTTTTTTCTGTTAAAATGACAGATGATTTATTGAAGTTAAACATCTCTTTTAATAAAACGTATAGTCAAATTAAACCAATTGTTCCAGAAGAATATATGGATGGTTTTATATTGGGTCTGTTGGACGGAGACGGCACCGCTGGCATTGTAAAAAAATATACTAGAATATCTTTTTCTGGAACTATAGCTACAATGGAATTCGTAAAAAGTTTCTTTGATAAAAAATTTAATAAAAATTTTGGCAGAATTCAAACGGTTTCATATACTACTTTATTTGGCAGGTTAGATATTTCTTGCCAAGAAGATGTTTTAAGTTTATATAAATTTTTATACAAAAGACCACCATTCTTCCTTAGAAGAAAGGAAAAAATTTTTAGGAATGTATTTAGTTTTCAATATAAACAATATCAATCTAAATATAATGGAGTCGGTATTCTTCAAAATAAATATGTTGCAAGAATAGGGTATGACCATATGAAAGAGTTTTTGGGTTATTTTGATAATGAAATTGATGCTGCAAAATCCTATGATAAAAGACTAAAAGAGATAAACGGGGATTTAGATAAACTTAATTTTAAATAATAAATGAATAACTTAACTTATCAAATAATACAAAAAGGTAATGGAAAATACTTTGTAAATTTAGTGCGCGAAGCTGGCGGCTCCAGATTTGAAGCTGGAGCTTTTGATGGATATTTTAATACTTATGAAGAGGCTTTTACTAATCTTCAAAACATTAAAAAGAAACATTTACAACAAAAGATAGATAATGAAAAAACAATTCTTTATGAAGAAATAATTTAATATATGAACCAAACATTTAATACAACTCCTATGGAAAAAGACGCCCAACCAGAATACAAAATCTCCGAATATGAGATTACAGATACTAATAACCTAATTATTTGCGTAATTAATGCTCCGAAAGGGAAGGTTAAAATTTCATCTTCCATGACTCTTACAAGTGAAGATGGACAAAAAGTTACCTCTGTTCCATTAGGGCACGCCCTTTTAACTGGACACCCTAAAGAAATTCTTGAACAATTATTGATTGGTGCTGGAAGTATTTTAGCGAGTGGTATTAAGAAAAATGCGTCAAAAATTATTGTTCCAGAGGAAAAAAAGGTTATTACAAGGAATTAATATGGATAACCATTTACTTAGATATAAAAAAAAAATTAAATATTCTTTTATTGACGTTGAGACCTTTAACTTAAACCTTTCGTTCAAGTTTAATCGTCCTTGGTCAGTCGCAATTATGAATGTAGTTGGCGATAAAATAGTCGAAGAAAAGGATATTAAAATTGATTGGAGTAAAGTTGCGCCGAATCTAAAAATTGGAGACGAAGCAGCCAGAATTACTCACTTTAACGAAAACGAACATAAAAAAACAGCAATTCAACCAGAAGAGGCTTTCCATATATTTTGGGAAGACCTAAAAAATGCTGATTATATTGTTGGTCAGAACATTTTAAGGTTTGACATTTACTTAATAAAAGGTTATGCTGAGTATATGGGGGTAGATTGGAAATGGATCACTGCAAAAATTATTGATACCAAAGCCATTGCTCAAGGAATCAAGATGGGAGTGCCTT